CCTATATATTTTTGATCTGGATTTAATATGTTTATTAAATTACCAGATTTATTTGCTAATGCAGGGATAAATTTATGAATTGGAGTAAATTGTAATCCTGTTACTTTAATCATATGTGGTAATTGTTTAACACTTTGGTCTTGTGAACCTGATGTATCAATTGCTATCTCCCATGTAGATTCCATAGGAACTGTGTAATTTAAACCTTTTATAATTCCAGGTTGGTCAAATAAATATCCCCCTACTGTCATTTTAACTAAATTTCCTCTCATATAACCTGCTTCACTATAATCTGGGGCTAATGTTGATGCTAAATAATTTAACTTTTTATACATTGGAATTAATTCAGCTTTTGATTGAGCAAAAACTGTAAAACTAATACTAATATCTCTATTAAATCCAGCATAATTATATAATTTTTCTCCTCTACCTACATATTGAACTTCATTCCAATCAGCACCATAACTATCACTAAATTCATCTAAAAATGCTCTAAAATGTATGTAAGTATTAGTAGCTCCTTGATCATAATTATTAATTACAGCTATATTAAAATTACAATTATCTCTTGTTGATTTAAGATTATCTACTGCTGAACCTGTATACATAGCTAAAGCATTTATTTTGTCCAATGCTGTTTTTGCCATACTACCTGATGGTGAAAATGCATAATTCCAAACATTTTTCTTACCAAGACCAGGATCTCCCATGCTATCTGTTGTGGGATTTGATTTTCCAGGATCCCCCTGGTTAAACATAGTATTTTTGTTTTGAGTTACATAATCTGGGGCTAATGATAGTATTGAAGATACAGGTGCATTTCGTTGAAATCTATCATGTTGTCTTTTAACTTCTCTAAAATCAGCAGGATTTAATTGTTGTCTATCACCAACATTATTTAAAGAGGCAGTATATAATTGTTGTTGGTCTAATAATTCTGCACCATAATTCCACATTATATATTCATTTGAAGTAGTACTTTGTAAAGATCCACTACCTCCTTCGTATACATTAGGTAAAAAAGTTCTAAGACCTCCTTCTGGTTGGGCAGAATAGTTATTTACTTCTGCAAGATTTAAACTATAACCTTCTTCTAAATCAGATAATAATTCAAAAAAACCACCTGGGCTGTCTCCTTCTATTTGAGCATTTAAAAATGAGTTAGTTGCTCCTTTATGAAATATATTAGATTTAATTATAGCAGAACGACGTATATTTACAGCTGCACTTTCATTTCCTGTAATGTTAGGTTCAAGTTCTTGAAAAAATCTAGCAGAATTTAAGGCACTATAATCGTTAGGACCTGTTACTTGTATAAATGAAGGTCCTCCATCAGTACCTTTAGGTAATTTTACATTTTTTAATCCTGTTCTTTGATCTGCAAATCTAATATTAGTTTTTCCAAATAATAATATAGAACCAGGACCTCCACCATAATTTAATATATTAACACCTGCATTATCTGGGTTTAATGTAATATTTCCTCCATTAGTTTTTGCTTCAGATCCATAATTTATTCCTTCATTTAATAAAACTAATCTATTATTGAAAGCCCAAGACCCATCTTGAATTATATTTTGAGTATTTATAGTACTAAAATAACTATTTATTCCAGCATTATTTGATTTTTCGTCACCAAAATCTCCTGATAGTGGAGTATTGTCTGTGATAGGATTTACCCCAAATAGATTTATTGATCCTGGTGCTAAAGGTGCTGCTCCTGTTTGTAAAAGTGTACTAGAAGGTAAATATAAACCTTGATTAAGAGCTCCAAAACCATATCCTGTACCAAAAGAAGCTTCTGTCTTTACATTTTGACGTGATAATACATTTTGTTTTGCTATAAATTCAAAACCATTAGGAGATCTTGTATCAAATAATAATTTTGTTAATCTGCTAACATCATTTGTAGCAGCACTTACTGATTTTAGTCCTCCCCTTAATAAAAAATCAACCCCACTTTTAGATTGAGGTTGTCCATCAAGTTGTTGTTGGAAAGTATCATTTGCTCCTGGTATTGGTTCTATTATATAGGGTTGACCACTTTTACCTTGATCCCATCTATCACCACCACTAGAAGTAAATTTCAACTTATTTAAATCTGTAGTTGAATTTATTAACATTTAGGGGTTTTTATAAAAGATTATCTCTAAGTCTATTTACAATATTTGCTCCACCTTGAGATAAAATAAAGTCATCATAAGTTGAATTAGCACCATATGTGTTAAATCCAGCTCCTGCTGCTCTATCATTTTGGGGACCGTTACCTGGTTGTAATTCTGTTGGTGATGGTAAAGCTGTTGGTCCTGAAGCCCCACCGGCATTATCATATCTAGGTTGAACCGCTAACATATTTGGATCTCCAATATAAGAATACTCTTTATGTTGGGTAGATAATCTTGCTGCTGTAAGTGATGACCCATTAGGTCCAGGACTTGCAGGAGACACAGGGTATCCTAATCCAGATCCATTTGAATTAAATTTATTTTCTAATGATTGCGCCATAATTTTAAATTTTAATTATTTTGTTATAAATATTAACCTATTCCAGAAGATGCAAGTGATAAGTTTCTTCCTACTTTATTACCATCTAATATCACATCTCCACCTGCTTCTACAGCTGATATTAATTTTTTAAGTAAATTATTAGTTTCATTACTACCTCCTCCTCTTACATCACTAGCTAAACCTCCTGGATCTGTAGTAGCAATTAAATAATCTGCTGGATTTGTTGTAATTATATTTCCATCTGGAGAGACAATCCCATCATTCATAGAATCACCACCAGTCGCAAAACCAAATGTATTTTTAGCAGCGGCAGTACCAGCTGAATCTTCTACTTTAGCAAAATCCCCAATTCCAAAAATATTACCAATAGCTCCAAGAAGATCCTGAGTATAACCAATTATTACCCCAAATACTCCTGCTACAAACCCTAAAAGTTTAAATATAGGTAATAAAGTAGTTCCTAAATTAACAAAAGTTTGTTTTAATTGCTCCATAGCAGCATTCATTTTATCCTGAGTTGATTTAGCTTCCATTCTATCAGCTAATTCTCCTTTACCTTCAGCTCTTAATTCTTTTGCTGTCTTATTCATTGTTTCCATATTAAACAATTGATCAGCTACTTGATCTGCTGTCATCCCCATAGCTGCTGCTAAAGCATCTTGTTGAATAACATTCATTTTAGAAAATTCAGTAAAATCACCCATATTTGCAGATAATTCTTTAGCTAATGTTTCAGTATCTCCCATTAAAGCTGCTGCTCTTGCTCTTTCTAAATTTAATTGTTTACCTGTTAGTAATTCAGCATTCATTTCAGCTGATATAGATGATTCAAAATCTAATAATTGTTTACCTGCAGCCGCTACATCTTTCATATTAGTACCTAATAATTTAGCTTGTGTAACTGCTTTCGATATAGCTACAACATTACCACCCATATTAGCTCTCATTTGACCTGTTATTTGTCCAGTTTCTTCTAAAACTGCCTTCATATCAATTTGAGTCTTAGCTTGCATTTGGAGTTGATAACTTGACCCTAATATATTTTCATAATTACTTTCTAAAGATGTACCTGTTGCTTCTGATGCTGCAGCTAAATTAGCTGATGATGTAGCACTAACACCTAATACTTGTTGAAGTTTGGTAGCAGAACCTAAAGTATCTTTTGAAAACTTAGCAATAAATCCTAATTCTTTATTTATAGACATAAATGTCTCAAATACTTTAGTACCAGTTATTGCTATATCACCCGTTCGCATTGCTGCTTGTTGTAACCCTTGGTTAAATGATCTAGCTTCACTAGCATTTAACATCATAGTTTTCTGGAGCTTGGTGGCTTGTGCATCTGCTTTTAAAAGACCTTGTACAAGTTCTACAATTATTGCAAGTGGGCCTAATGCTTTAGTTAATGCTGGTCCTAAAGATTTAATACCAGCCATCATAGATGACATTCCTTTAGGTAATTTTGCTGTTGTTTTAGAAATTGCATCATCTAAACCTTTACCATCTTTCCCTAATAATCCTTTAAGATCTTTTTGATTTGCTGTTCCTTTTTTAGTAAAGTTGATTTTATCAGTAATGCCTAATCTATCCGTCATGTCTTTTGTTACTCCCTTTCCACTTTTTAAAGCTGCTATATCTAACTCTCTTTGCTTTTCCATAGCAAATTGAGTATCCCTTGCAGCTTCGGAAGCATCATCAAACATTGAAGTAAGGGAACTCATACCAGGAATAGCCTTAGATATATCTGACAGAAAACCAAAGGCACTAACTCCTTTACTATTATTTAATCTTTCTTGAAATTTAACAGTATCTTCTAAACCCTCATTAAATTTACTCTGTTGTTCTATAGCATTATTAATTGCCTCTAAAGCTCCTGGATCGTTCTTAAAATCACCATAACGCTTTGCATATACAAGATTTTTAAACTCTTGATCCCCTTGAGCTTTTAAGACATCTAATTTTTTCTTGTCTATTTTAGCACCAGTAAGATTTATTTGATTATATTGATCTGCTATACTAACTAAACCTTTGAATGATTTTTTAGCTAAAGATAATTCAAAATTAGTTTTAGTTAATTCTGAAAGACTGCCTTTAAATGAATCAGAAAAATAACTTAATTCATTGTTAATATCATTAATTTCTCCTCTTAATTTAACTAATTCTTCATTAGCTTTAGCAATGTTTTTTGCTAAAAAATCAGCTTTTTCAACTTTACCTAGTTCTTTTCTAAGCAGTTTAATTTGCTGATTAATTTCATTTATATTCAATTGGCCCATTAATATTAATTTTATTATAAATATTAAAAATTATTATTTTTTAGACATTTTAGTTGTATAGTTTGGTTGAGATTTAGATGGTGTTTTTGCGTTTTTTAAGAATTCAGGAGATGTTACTTTACCATCAGTAGTTACAGACTTAGCACCACTACTTTTTCCTCTTGCTTTTTTTATAGCTTCTGCTTCTTCAGCATAATGATTTTGAATTTTTGTAAAAGTAAATTTACGTAACCATATAGGCATATCATATACCGTATGCCAGTCATATCCACCTTTACCATGAAATAATATTTCGTGAATTTGTGTAAAAAGTGCTACCCTATAAGTCTGCGTCAGGCCAAAAAAACCTGATCCCTATAGGGATCACAACGTCCTCCTCACCGTCTTTAGTTTCAACTGTCACTTTTAAATCTACGTCCGGCTGTGTATCTCTAATGTGATTTCGAAATGATCTAGAATCTCTTGCTAATAAATAATTATCTACAAATTCTCTAATTTCTTTTTTATCTTCGTTTCCATCAACTGATATAATCATTCTTTTAATACGAGTTGAAATAAGTGGATTTGCAGATGCATTTAATTTTTGTAATCCTTTAATTTCTTTATTTACTGCAACTTCATCTCCATGATTTAAATATTTATAAGTAATTACAGTACCTGATGTAGGAAATGTATAAGAATATTCATTTTTTCCATTTTTAAATAAAGATTCATCAATTTCTTTATTATTCATTTTTGATAAATCAGCTTTAACTTGCTCACCCATCCACATAAACTCATAATCATTACCATAACCTAATATTCTTGCTGATATTAATAGTGCATTTTTATCACCTATAATTAAATCATTATAGTTTATATCTTTTGATACTATTAAAGATTGTAATAATTTATCTAATACAGTACCATCAGTAATATAAGAAGTATTTGTTAATATATCTTCTTCTCTAGCTGTCATGTATTTAATTTCAACTTTTCCACTTGATAGTGGATTATCTTCAGGGTAAAGTAATCCTTTTGAAGGTAATTCTACAACTTCTGTTGGGAATTTTGGTTTATCTATGCTCATATCTTTTATTTAGTTATAACTTAATTTCGAGTATACATATATAATGTAAAAAAAAGCTTGACCGAAGCCAAGCTATTCTTTAATATATTTAAAATTTCTTTTAGAAATTTAATACACAGTAATCCATTCCTAATACTAATTGGATATCTTGAGCTTCTGCTTCAGTATCCCAATTAAATCCTTTAAATGTTGCATTTTTAATAAATGCTCCTTTTATAATCCATTCAGATACTACATCACCTACAGGTCCTAATACATTGATAGTTAAATCTTTCTTATAGAAATCAGAGTAACCATCTCTACCAGTAACTGATTCATGATGTAATCTAACCCACTCCATAGTAGCTTGTGCTCCTGATGGTGTAATTGGATCATACAGTGTCATATTTAAATCACCCCATTTAGCTTTTCCTTTTACTTTTCTGTAAGTATTGATGTGATTTAATACAATTTCTCCTTGCTCTAAAGTAATTTCACCAACTTCTTTAATCATATATGATGGTACACCATCTACATACATTATAAATCTATTGGCAACTTTTGGTTCAAAAGCTGTGAAGAACATTTCATTTGGGTTTAATACTGCCATTTTATGTTATTTTATTTTATTATACATATTATGTTTTATACTTCTTATGATGGGAATTCAGCTCCAGTTGGTAAAATGTTGAAATCTAAATAAATAAATTCAGCAGTTTTAGTTGGTTGGATATAAATCGCACCTACCATTTGGTTTCTGTCAACTACATCTGGTCCATTGTTAGAAGCATCCATCACAACTTTAAAGGCATATAAACCTTGTCTTTGTTGTACTGACTCTAAATATGGGTTTACTTGGCTTAAGAAATTATTTCTTGTAGCCGCTGTATTTTGTTCAAATACTAAATTATCAGCAATTTGTACAATGTATGATTTTAATGCTATTAGTAATCTTCTAACATTTATTCTATCTAAAGCTGATGCTTGAGATTGTAATGTTTTCTGACCAAATACTACAACTCCTCTTCCTGGGAATGTTGCTATTGGGTTTACTTTTCCAGTATATAAATCATCTCTATTAGTTTGTGTTAATTTTCTTTGAGCTTGTACTACCGTACTTAAACCACCTCTGTTGATTCCAGCGGGAGCGAACCAAGCTTCACTTGTTCTGTCATTATACGCGTATACACCCGGAATCATCGATGAAGGCACCGTCCATACTAACTGTCCTGTATCTGGATCGTTAATTTGAACCCATGGCCAATAAGCTGCAGCATACGAATTATCTATATCAGCAGCTGCTGATTTTGCTGTAGTTATAGTTCCAGCTGAGTAGCTAACTAAATCAACAATTGCTATAGCATCTCCTCTTCCTTGTGTATTTTGTATTAATAAATTAAGTGGAGTTTTCATCATTGAAGCTGCATGATATAAACCAGGAGCTGTAATAATGTTATATGAATAATCATCTTTATTAGCTAATAAATTAAAGGCATCTGTATATTGATTTATTCCTTCATCTCCAGCTTTAATTCCTTGTGTGTTTGTGTCTGTAATAGCATCATAATATCTTTCTGGTGTTAAACCATTTGAATTATTTGATATTAATGCTCCTGTACCTGTTGTAAGTGACCCACTTGCTACATCTGGTAAGTAACTTGCAAATGCTGCTTTAGGTTGTCCATTATTATCGAAATAATCAGGTGTTTTAGCGTCTACAGCACTTACTCTAACATATCTAGAAGAATTTGGATAAGATCCAACTGTGCTTATATATGGATCTGACGTTCCTGACCCATTAAGTACTTTTGTTTGGTTTCCTACTACTCTTTCAATGTAATTAGATGATTTTGGATCTAATGATACATTAGGGAATATTTCTAATACTCTTTTAGCTGTTGCTGTATCGTTACCTTGTCTAATTATTAGACTAAACGTTCCAGTTGCTGTATCTACACCTTGTATTTCCCATCTTATATTATCTGAAGTACCAAGTGGTAATGTTCCATTTGCTCCTTCTGGTGTAAGTGGATTTGTATTACTATTCATTACAATTCCATCAGTTAATGTTTCTAATCTAAAACATTCATCATCTATTAAATCTGCACCAGTTACTGTCATTGTTAAATCTGCTTGTGATCCAGGAGGCGCTAATGGATCTCCAATTAAATTAGCTGCTACTGTTAACACATCATTTACTGCAAATGTATCAGCAGAATTTTGTGTATTTAATGTTACAGATGTTACTTCGTTTAATATGTTTGAAGTAGCTTGTGTTGTTCCTCCTACTACTGTAAATGAACCTGCACCAGAATCTACTAAATCACCACTTGTTAATGCAAATACTGCATCTGTGGTTTGTCCTATTGTAGCTGCTGCTATTGTAATTGTATTACCTGCTACATATCCTTTACCTGCATTTGCTATAGCATTACCAACTACGTCTATTTCTGTACATTCTGTAGCAATATCTAAAGCTTCTTGTAATACTAATGTTATTGTATTACCTCCAATTGCTCCAAGAGCAGCTATAATAGTTGCATTAGCATTTAATTGAGCTGCTGTCATTTCAATTGTTCCTCCATCAAGATAACTTGATCCTTCTGTAGCTGCAACTACTATTGTTGTTATCTCACTTCCTACAGCAGTAAATGTTACTGAACCTCCAGTTCCTGAAGATCTTGTTATACCTGTTATATCATCTAAATTTACAGTTACAGTACCTGTAGCATTTCCTGTTGTTGTACCTGAAGGTATTGCTGCTCCCCCTGCTACTTTTAAATCAGCTCCTACAAATAATTTTCCTGGGGTTTTAGTAAGATTAGCTGTTATAGTTGCAACAGTATCTGGAGCTCCACTTGTTGCAAATGATGCAACTGCTGCTGTAGCACTTGGTGTAGCTAAACCTACACTAGCATTTCCTTGTAATGAAGTAATAGCTGATGCATATTTTAAAGCACCTGTTCCAAACGTTCCTGCTGGGAAATTAACTACCATATTGTTTTCATAACCAGATCCTGGAGTAGCTAATCCTGCTACCGTAATAGCATTACCTGCAACTGTAAAATTAGCAGTTGCTGATGTAGCACCTGCTGCAGTTAAATTAATTCCATCATATGGACCATCTAATAAATCAGCTGCTACACTACCCCCATTTACTGTTGCTAGTAAAGCGGGAGCATAAACTCCAGCAGTATCTGAAACAAGTTTTCCTAATTCAATTCCTCTAGATACATTAAAAGTAGTACCTGTTGTTGCTACTCCATTTTTCTGCACTGCAACCCCTACAAAAGGACTTGCTGATGTAACACCACCTTGTGCTGATGTAGCAATTGAACCTGTAAAACTAAAAGGAGCTACATTAAGTTCAGTACTTTGTTCATCATTTCTAATTTGATCTATTGATGTATTTGCTGGTCCAAATGATCCTGATACTACTCTATTTACAATTAAAGATGTACCTCCATTGTTAAAATAGTTATATGCGGAAATTGAAGTAAAATATGAGTATTCATCTGATCCACTTTGGAACGAACTACCAAAATTAGATAAAAATTCTGAATAACTTGTTACTAATTTTGGAATTCCTGCTTTACCTAAAACAGTTGGTCCAACGATACAAGCTCCTGCTTGAACTGGTTGAGAAGTTACTTGAGATTGATCATTTTCTCTTGCTAATACTCCTGGGGAAATTAATGTTTCTGCCATTTTATGTTATTTTTATGATAAATATACTAAATTTTTTCAAAAGTTTATTTACTTGGTAAGAACTCACCAGTTTCTAAAGAAATGGTACCAGGACCATATTTTTCTTCTAACTCTTTAGCTAAATTAGCTTCTTCTTGTTGTAAACCTTGTAAACTTAACTTTAATTTTTCTTTTTTTATTTGAATGTTATAATGTTGTACTTCTATAACACCTGAAACTTCTGTAATTTTCTTTAATCTATCTTTTAATTCTTGAATTTTACTAATTTCATCTTTTTCTAAAACTTTATTTTTTTCAATCATTCAATTTATTTTGTTATACATATTGGAAAATTTCTTATAGTATAATAATTATAATATTAATTTAGGTACATAATATATTTTTTGATTAAAATATTTATTATACATGTTTTTTGGAGGATTAACATTAATTTTTTTAGTTGTTAATGTGCCCCATTTCCTACAATTCCATTTTAAAGCTTCTTTATCTTGTGGGTTATAAAAAGTAACCACACCATTTTTATTTAATGATAATTTTATATTGGGTAAAAAATTATGTGCATTTTTTTCATCCCAAGTATCAAACATAACACCATCATATTTTTTGTTTGGAATACTATCAAACCAATCACCTTTTATAGGTATTACATTAGGTTTATCTTTAGCCCATTCTAATAATTTCTCAAATATTTGATCATTAATTTCAATTATAGTATGAGTATTAATATTTGCTTCTTGTATAAAATTAGAACAAATACCCATTCCAAATCCTATTTCTAATATATTACCCCCATTTTCAGTAACTATTTTAGCATGTTCTTGCATTAGATTAATTTCCCAATCCATCATTATTTCTCGACCTTCTTCATCTAGAATCTTGTCGTTTAAAAAAGTGTACATATTAACCTACTAAAGAATTGTTTATTCGTTTAAATGTAACATCTAATTTATTATAATCCACAGAATAATACCCATTTTTACCTAAAATTGATGCTTCAGGTACTTCTTGTGCCATTACTCCTTCAAATACTCCTCCACCATATAATTTAGGATCAATATACTCAAATCTATAAATGTTAATTCCTGAAGGTGACGTACCTACTTTTGTAATACTTTTCTTAAGTCTTTTATCTGATAGACAGACAGCAGCATCAACAACTCTACCATTAGCGAAATCCTCAAATTCTATATAATAAGATGTTCTACTACCAAATGGTACTACTTTTGCAAATCCACCTTCTGCTCTTGCAGATGCTCCAGTTACTGTTACCATTGGGGATGTAATATCAGTATTTTGAAGATAAATTACCATTCCACTTTGTACTGTTGATGAAGGACTATAAACTGTTATTGAATTATCTTCTAAATTACATGCATTAACAGCAGATGTAGATAAAAAATTTGATTCTTCTTCATCATAATACATAGTATATGAAGTAAAATCAAAACCATCCATATCATCTCCTGCAGGTAAGTATGTTTCATCATCATCACTACTATCCATATCAGCCCATGCTAATGATTGTGAATGACCTCCATTTCTTGCAGGTGTAGTAACAAAAACATCTCCAGCACTTAAACTAGTAAAACGACAAGATGCAAATGTATGTGATGTTGTGTTAGAAAAACCATTTGTTGAGTTACCAAGTGTATATGATTCAACAAATGTTCTTGAATTATTAAATCTTTGAACTACTCCTCCTCCTTCACTTCCTGTAAATAAACTCATATGTACTTGCCAATTACCACCTCCAGGATTACAATGATAAGTTGATGCTGCATTTGATCCTACGTGAGGAGTCATTTCAGTTCCATCACCATCACCTTGTGATTCAGGTGCAAATAAAGAACCTTGACCATTTGATCCTGTTGGATCTGAAAAAGTTACTGCTGGTGATCCTGCAAATGCAGTTCCACTATTTGCTCCTGTGTTGGTATCTTGTCTTGCCCATTTTTCTACACTTGTTGATAGTGAAAATTCTGTTGTTGAAGTTGATGAAGTACGTGTTTTTACTTGATAATTTGAAGTTGATGCATCTCTAGTTTGATAAGGTCCAGCGCAAGCTAATATATGTCCTCCACTTGAATACCAACCATATTTAGGTTCTGGTGTTAAAGGGTACATTGGAATAGAATCATATATAGCTGTTGAAATTGCTCTTCCTCTCCAAGCACAACATAATACATTAGAAGCTACAAAATAGGCTTTTAACCCCATACTTACATTAAATTCTTCATAAACTCCACCCCATTCCTCATCTAACTCATCTATTGTAGAAGTTACATTTGAATTTGAAGTAGTAGTTGATTGTATTTGAACCCCTGAATAAGTTTCTGCATCTGGTTCATAGTCTAAACAAAATACATAAAGTTTATTTTCATTTGTAGCAGATTGTCTATCATTTCTAGTAGCAAACCCATAACCTGCAAATCCAGCGTAAGCACCATATAATCCTGGAAGTCCATTATAATATAAAGAATATGGTTTACTTGCTTCTATTCTATCTCCAATAGCTAAAGAGTTTAAAGCTAAGGTACCTCCTGCAGTAACTGTTCCTGCTGATGTTCCATTTTTATAAACTGTTGTTGAATCACACCAACCTCTTACTGTATAATTTCCTGCAAGTACAATAAAAAACATATTACAATACTCACCTACACTCCAAGCACTGCTAGTCATATGCCTTATTATACCTCTAGTAACATTTCCTTGACTATCATAAGGGATTGATTTTAGTTTTTCCATTTTTACCATCCCATCGTCTATTCCTTCTAGAGTTACTGAAGGTACACCTGGATTGTAACCTATTATATTAGATATTGTTGATAATTGACTAAAATCAGCTTCAATATTTCCTTCTCCATTAGATAAAATACCTTGATACCACCTTACTGGTTGGAATGAGTCTTGTGCAAATCCTACAGTAAATCCTGCAATTTGACCTAATTGTAAATTAGTTACTGCCATCTATTTCCTTTTTAATTCACTAACTTCAGCTTTTAATTCTTTAATTGCTTCAATTAATAATGCAACTATTTTTTCATATTGAACTGCTTTATATCCATTTGGTCTTGTAGTTACAATTTCTGGTAGAACTTTTTCTATTTCTTGTGCTATTACCCCAACGTCAGATCCTTCATTACTATGTTGAGTTTTTCTTTCTTCATCAGTAATTTCTTTCCAATCAAAAGTATTACCACTTATTTGTGAAACTTTATCTAAAGCATTTTTAATTGATTTAATATTTTCTTTCCATCTTCTATCTGATGATGAGAATGCTATAATATCATTTTCAGCTCTAATCATACCATCTGTAGCTACAGTAGCAGCACTTAACCCTACTCTTAATCTTTCAGCTGTTAATTGACCTGTTGTATTTGAAAACACCATATCGTTTGATCCTGCTGCTGTACCACTGTTATTATAAATAACTTGTGTATTTGATCCTCCTATAGGTCCTGTTGCTCCATCGTTACCTGATGATCCTGATGTACCTGAATTACCTGAAGATCCGCTTGTACCTGAATTTCCATTATTACCATTATTACCA